TTTCTTTCATATCATTTAGACTATCAATGAAACTATTTTTCTTTTTCCAAAATTGTTTGAATGTTTGCATGTTATTTTGGCAAAATTATGCAATAACAATTAGGGTGAAAAGGAGGCGCATGGCCATAACCTGCTTTTGTAATTTCACTTGTCTTAAAAACTTTTGTGCCATTTCTTGTTTTTCCTACACAAATAGGACATGCATGCGGGGATAGAATAACTTTGAATTCCTCTAAATCCAATTCATCTCCAGCAGTAGCAACATCAGCAGTATCTTCTCGTTTAACCTCTGTCCAAAAAACTCTAGCAGCTTTATATTGTTCCACGAGTTTTGAGTTGTGATCCTGAAGATATTTGATGATTGTGTTGGCATTCTTGCCCTGTTTCTGCATCCTATGGATAATGCTCTGGATCTCTGTGAGTTCACTCTTAGAAAGCTTCCCATCTGATTTGAGAACTATTTCTTCATTATTTAAAATGCTTTTCCAAAAGGTTTTAAAATTCATTCTATTATTTATAATTTATAACATTTTCAACCGGACTTGCAATAGTTCCTTTGTTTGTTTCGATGACAAGAGTTTCTTTTTTTACCTTTCCCCATACACCTATATCAATACGAATAAACTTCCCAGAATGGGTTTCGCCATTTGAATACGAAACAGTTATTTTATCACCTCTTTTATATGTCGACAAAGACCTTCCTTTCCAAAATTGTTTGAATGTTTGCATGTTATTTTTTCTTGTTATGGATTTTCTCGATCCACTCTGGAAGAATATTTCCCCCTTCATAACGAACAGAGCCTTCTTTAAGTGCATCATATCCGATAATAACATTTCCTGCTTCTTCCATATCTTCATCAAGTCTAAAGTTGCCTAGTTCTGTTGCAGGCACGTGTACTTCGACCATGTTATCGCCGAATGATGAATTAGGAGTTGTTGTAAAATATGTGCCGTAAGTGTCATTTATTTTATTTAGTTTAGGTTTCAACCCTTGGGATTGTATTTTTTTAGAATCTGCAGACGTTGAATGATATAACGTTATAGTTCCATCTTTATTTAAAAGCTTTTTGTCTTTAAGTAAGTCTCGATAACCAATATAAGCAGAATCTGAGCCCTCGTCGGAGTTATACCGGATTTCGTCCAGTTCGGATTCAGACATTCCGCCATAATCTTCCTCTTCCTGTTTCGCATTTTCTTTCAGTTCGTTATGTATTTCTTCAGTTGATATAGAAGTTCTTCCAGATTCTTTGGGCATTTTAAATGTTTTAGAATTCGAATCCTTTGACTTACTGCCTGGTTTCTTATCTGATTGAGTGCTTTCAGAGGGTTTCTTCTTATTTTGAGAAGACATGTGCTCTTTCACAGCCTGATCTTTTGATTGACCTGGCTTTATTGGTATGTGTTTACCTCCGACGGTAATCCATTTTGTCTCCTCGTCAGACTTATAGATATTTGATTTCCAGAATTCTGTGAATTTGTTCATTATGGTAGTTGTATTACGGCTTCAAAATGATCTATATAATTGTTATTCATGTAACCAGGGACTATACTTATTACAGTATATTCTATTCCGTCTGTTGTCAGGATTCTATCTTCTGCCTGTAGAGAGTAGTCGGGACCGTAGTACACAACCCCGTTCGGAGTAGGCCTTTCTCCAGTCATTGCAAACTGGATAGCTTTAGCCGAGAAAGCAAGTCTTGCAGGCATCCCTGTGTATGCAGAACTCCATCCAGCTCCAGATGTAGGTGCTCCGTATATAGGGTTTCCTAGTGAATCCCTTCCGGTAGAGACCCTTCTCTTTACTGTGACAGTTGTATTGAATATTGCATTAAGCATTAGAATATGACAGGCATGTTATTCTGATAGGGAGCTAGAAGACGGTCAATCTGCTCTCTTACCTTCTTTCCGAAGCTTACACTGTAAGTCTGGATGCTATAGCTGTCAGCACCAAGGGCATTGTTTAAACCCTGCCCGTACATCTCTAGAGCAATCAGAGCAACTGCCTGCTTGATGTCATAAGGGATAGCTTCATTTGAAGTGTAGTCTGCAGTCACTGCTCCTACAACTGAATATGAGCTTATGAAAGTGATGATGCCGTTCGGATAGTCCACTGTGTAGTCTGAAGCAGGAAGAAGAGTCACACCGTCGTATACATTGAGTGTCTCAGAAGGTGCAAATAGCCTGAGGTATAGAGCTGCCTGATATGCCTTTGTAGCACCGACCTGGGTAAGAACCTGAGCAGTCAGAGGCTTCCCGTATCCGAATGTGTAGTTAGTCCAGATGACACCCAGTGGAGTCTTGTCCACGATCTCAGCAGGCATTGGGCTTCCAGCACCTGTTCCAGAGTTTGAGAGAAGAGGGACAATCCTGTAGTATCCGTAGTCAGGGAAGTCCTGCAGATACCCATTGGCTTGTGTAGTGTCAATCTGGATGAACCACTTGAGCACTTGTATGAAGATAGTGTGTATCTTCTGATACGGGCTGTTCTGGAGCCTCACATTCACAAGCTGGGGATTGTATGGTCTTACCTGTACTCCTGTCTGAGTCTCATCAATCGTCTGAGTGTCAAACCATCTTCGGCAGATCCTGTTTACCTCTGCAGAAGCAGAAAGCAGTATCCTGTCTAGTCTTCCTGACACATACACTGCACTTGCTGATGTAAGTCCAAGTCCTATTGCCATCTCATTAGTTATGAGCTCATCTTTCGTAAGATAAGGATTGTCTACTGCAATGACCTTCGGAGTTCCTAGTGGTGTGTTGCTTGGTGTCGTGAAGTATCCTGATGGTATGTTTGTCATGCTAATTGAGGAAAGTTAGGATTGTCTTGTTGTCTGGATGCTGCCCGATATGTATTGCTTGGAATTGAAAGTCTTGTTGAGCTGTTCTCTTTCTTCAAGGAGTGCTAGAGCAGCCTCAATGTCAGGGTCTTCGTACGTATCAATCACTCTCCCTTCCCTGTCTTCAGTGACATGAGATACATGCTTCTTCCAGTGCTCAGTAAAGCTGCTCATCTTATTTTCTTGATGCTGCTCTTGCAGACTTAGCCTGTCTTAGTAGTTCAGATACTTCTGAGGGAGTCCATTCATTAGCAAGAAGTACTTGCTTTATCTTCTCTTCTGAAGTTCCCTTCACGTATGCCATGATAGGGTTGTCCATTATCTCCCATTCAGAAGACTTCTCAACCTTCTGCTCTGATGCGTACTTGTCTTTGTATATTTCTTGAAAGCTTTTCATATTATAAATGTTTTTTTAATGCATTCTTCGACTGACTTATTGATTTCATGTTCCCAAAATCTATAGACAGTGTATCCATTAGATTTAAGAATTTTATTAATTCTTTCATCTCTCAACTTATATTCTGGAAGATTGTGCCAATAATCTCCATCGGCATAAATTACAACTTTTGACTCAGGAAGGTAAAAGTCAGAAATTGTTGAATTGCAGAGAGGAAACTGTTTAATGTAGTTTAAACCTATCCGTTTTAATTCGTTTTCAATTTTTATTTCAATTGAAGTATCTGTTCTCTTCATTGAAAAAAGGTGTGATAAGAGTTTAATTCGGTGTTCTTCAGAAATGTATGGCTTCTTTCTATTCGGATATTTCTTTCCAATGTGACCGAATCGAATTCTTTCAATCTGTTCAGTGGTGCGTTTTGTTCCTATGTTAAATTGTCGAGTTTTTTCAATTGACCCCCTTGACATTTTCTTTCCGGTATTTGCCTTTCGAATCTTCTCAATAGTTTCCTTTGAGTGAACAGGGTTAAGAGCAAAACCTGAACGAATCCCCTTTTTAAAATGTCCTTTATTTTTCATCATAGGTATTTTTTTAGAGCTTCCTTAAACATTTTAATTTTAACCCCCCAATTCCAATATTTTGCAACATATTCGGCGGCATTCTTACCCTTTAATTTTACCATATCTCTATCATTATAGGCATTTCTCATCAATTCAACAAGGTGGTCTAAGCTTGGTTCACTCCATAAACCGCAATCTTCGTGATAAACATGCTCAGTGAAGTCTTTTGCAGGAACCATCTTGTAGTCTATCAGCCATCCAGTCTCTGGAGTCATGTATTCAACTGGACCTGACCATCCTGTGACTATCGCAGGGATTCCAGTTGCCATAGCCTCCAATGGAGTAAGGCCGAACCCCTCTCCCCTTGTAGGGAAGACGAAGCAGTCGACCTTCTTGAAGAAGGTGTTGAGCAAGTCATCGTGGCTTACTGGAGTCATGTCAACCTGAACCCTCTTGTCTCGGCATCCGAACGGGTAGCCATTGAAGCTCGTCTTGCAGATAAGCTTCACGTCTGTCTCAGTTGGGAAGGCTTTCTGGAATGCTTCAACAAGTATGTCTGTCCCCTTTCTAGTTGATAGAGCACCCATCGTGCCGAAAGTGAATGGCCTGTCATTCGTCCTCTCAAGAGGATAGAACTTGTCAGTATCAATCCCCCAGTGGATTATGTCAATCGGTATAGTCACCCCTGAGTTCCTGAATGCATCTACATTCTGCTGGCAAGGTACGAGAAGAGCCCTGCAAGAGTTTATCCTCCCTATCCAAGTCTTCGGTATGACTGTAGTCTCAAATGGGACAATAGCAATCTTCCTCTCAAATGGGACAGAATACCAGTACTCTTTCGGCTGCTCATGAATGACAAGTCCAGACTCTGGATCGATCTCATTCTGATAAGCTCTGAGTACCTTAGGGTCATGCACATCTAGCAGTCTTCCCAGCAGAGAAGGACGGAATTCATTGCTTGAGTACTTTATGAGGTTGAGGCTTACATTTCCCCATCCGCTCACAGTGTCAATGTCACTCACGAAGGTGAAGTTCTTGTCTCTTGTGAAGGTCAGCGGATCGTATTTCTCTATAGAAGGTTCAACTATCTCTACGTTTGCAAGCTTGGCCATGCGGAGTGAGTCTGTGAATGAGACATCAATCTCCCTGTTAGTGTCATAGAAAGTCCCATTGAAGTGGAGGGACGAGGCCTTCTGGTTCAGTATCTTTATCTTTGTCATAGTATTGAGTGACTGGCTTTCTGGGAATCAGACCGCTTGAGAAAGCAATACGGTCCGATTCCACAGTCACATGTTATCTGCTAACTAAGCAGGGTCTGATACATGCTGGAGGATTCCAACCCATGGTTCTGCCTTCAGAGCCATTACGAGATACTCATTGAGGTAGAATCGTACTGTGTCTGCAATCTTTGCAAGCTCAGTTCGTCCTACAGGAACGAGGTCTACCATCTGGATTCCCTGCTCATCGTGCCTTAGGAAGTAGACGCTAGAAACAATGTTTCCAGTTGCGCCTGAAGATCCAGCAGCATCGATAGGGTAAGGGAGTGCAGGGTTGCAGAAGAAGTCACCGATCACAGGGATAGGTCCCATAGGTGACTGGTAGCTTACAACATGGTCGCCGGCAGTAATCAGGTTCTCACGAGAGTCTACATTGATGAAGTATCGTGCAGCAGGTGAGATGATCTGGTTTACAACAGTCTGGATACCGAAAGAGCAGTAGATACCGTCAAGCTTTGAACCACCCTGGAGTCGGATGAGCTTGATTACCTTGTCAAAGGCAGGGACAGTAGTTCCTGTCGCAGTGAGTGCAGCAGCTGCATTGTCAACCACGTTTGTGACGATCTGTACATCCATGCCGTCGTAAGACAGTGTGTTTACAGATGAGTCACCCTTGAAGTCTGCCCATTCCTCAGCCTGGATGATTCGTCGTAGAGCTGCTTCTGCAATCTCTGCTTCGATGTCAATGTAGCTTCGGCCGGATGCAATCATAGGTCCGGTGATTACAGCAGTAGTACCGAGGTACTTGTATGCTGCAGTCTTCTGCAGGTACGCAGGATCTGTGCTTGATGGCAGGTTTCCGTCAGCGTAAAAGAGATTCACGAGCCCGAATGGTCCATCCGCAAGGGTGTCCAATCGTGTTCGCTGGTTCCACAAGTGAGCAAGGCCTTCACCTTTCATTCGTGAAACTCGGTCTCGGAAAGGCGTCTGTCGGTCAGAAAGAACGACGATAGCTGATTCCAAGTCCTGTCGAGCCAAGAGGGAGTTAGGAGTAGGTCCTGCAAACGAGATGTTCACAGACTTCTCGAAACGGCCGATGGCATTTTCTAGTCTTGAGTTCATAATATTATTTTTAACTTAGCTTGTAACACTCACGGCTTATCTCAATCACACCAAGGGCGAACAGCTCACCCTAAAATGTCCAAGCGCCGAAAGATCTTATCTACTGGTTCTGCTCTCCGAAAGAAGAGAAGTTAGCCTTGTAGATGTCCTTGAATGACTTGCCTTCCATGCTCTTCTTGATGGTGGCTGGAGACCGTACTTCCGAAGCTGTAAGAGCAAACTTCTTTCCTTCCTTTGAGATAGCGTAAGGCACACCCACAGATACAGATTTCTTGAATCCAGGGATGTTCAAGAGAGTCTTGATCTCCTTCTGAAGTTCCTGGTTGTTCCTGATCTCATTCATGAATGCCTCCTGGCTTCCAGGGACACGGTAGCCGCTCTTCTCGATCTTCTCATTCATATTGTCTAGAGCAACAGATACAGCAACAGCAAAGTCATCAATTGAGCTATAACCAGTTGAGCTCTTCTCAACCTTCTCGCTCTTAGTGACTTTTGCTCCAGTGAGCTTCTTGCTGATTGCATTGATGTTCTTTATTGCAGCTGACATGCCTTTTCCGTACTTCTCATCTTCATCGTCCTTTTCAGACTTTTCTTTCTTGTCCTCATCATCTTCGGCAGACTTCTTCTTGTCTTCGCCTTCTTCATCATCCTCTGCAGATTTCTCCTTCTTCTCATCCTCGTCATCTGCTGACTTTTCCTTCTTTTCATCTTCGTCATCGAAGCTCTTTTCCTTTTCTTCATCCTCTGACTTTTCCTTCTTCTCGTCTTCATCATCGGCAGACTTTGTAGCCTTGTCACCGATGTTTTCCTCCTTCTTCTTGTTAGGATTAGTTGCATCCATTGCAGGCTCATCACCTACTGGCTTTCCGTCATCGCCGTTAGCACCCTTAGCTGTCTGCTGGGTAGATTCATCTTCCTTGTCCTTGTCAGGATTTGTAGTGTCCTTAGCATCTGTGGACATTCCCTTGATGATGCTAGTAAGACCTGCAAAGCCCTTGGCAACAGTGTCAGCAAACTTTGAGAAGTCTGACTTAGTGACAAAGCTCTTCTCTGTCCCCTCTTCTTCCTTCTCGGACTTTTCCTTCTTGTCTTCCTCTTTCATTTTATTGTTAGTATTATTATCTTCTAAACTTTCAGACTTCTCCCACGACTTGTCTGGGATTGACTTTGCAAACTGGTACATGTAATCAAGTGACCGGTTCTCAAACAAGAACTGCTCATATAAGCTAGACTTGTAGAAAGGTTCTACGTCATCTGTCTTAGTCTTTATGCTCTTGGCAACTAGCCAAGCATCATAGTTAGCAGGCTTGCTGGTAACAGAAACCTCATCTAGTATCACATCATAGAAAGTCTTGACATACTTTCCGGTCTGCTCTGAGAGCTCACGGACAGCATTCTTGACCCTTCCACCGACTGACAGGCCGAACTTTGCAATTCCATTCTTCATTGAATTGTGAATCATCTTTCCAGATGCATGATCTGGGGATATTGCAGCCTTCACCCATAGCTGGTTCCTTTCATCTACCCAAGCCTTGTATACAGTACCCATGACATCACTGTCTTTGGCACTGTGCTCAAGCCTTAGAGGGACGGTCTTGTCATTGATGATGCTGCACATTGAGTCCAATGCCTCACGAGCCATTCGCTCATTGTCATGGTCAATGTTTATTGTAGATGCAACACCCTCAACCATCAAGTTCCCGTCCTGTTCAGTTGGGATAGCTTTCTCGATGTAGAAAGTAAATGGGAAGTCTCCCTGTGCTTGTAGTTTTAGTTTAGACATTAAAATGTTTTTCTTGCTAGTCTGTATATTCTGGATGCCTCAAATCTTCCGCATCCGAATTTGTCAGCCGTACTTTCAATTGTATTGACCTCGTTCATTCCCTGTTTTATGCATTTGATAGCCCATGCAAGGAGAGCCATGTCTTTGGGATCTGGAAGGTTGTATTTCCCTTTCCAGAAGTTTTTGAATGTATTTGACATTGATTTGTTGAGTTTTCCTCTTAGTCTCAGAGTTTCAAGTTGTCTTTCCTTTTGGGTGTCAATAATTTCAGTCTTGACCCCTTTCTTTTCCTTCTTTGTTCCAGCTTCCGCTGCATCATCAGCAAGATCTCTAAGTGAGTCATCAGATGCAATGCTCTTGTCTCGTTCTTCTCCCTCAAGGTCTTGCCTTGCTAGGAGTGAGTTAGGGACAGGTCCTGCACCTGAGATGCCGAACTTGTGTACCCATAACTCTTTGAACTTCATGTTAATATTATACTTACGCCAAGGTACTTTTATTCTTTCTTTCCTCAAAGTATTCATAGCAGTCAGATGGATAGACATTCCTGTCGACTGGTCCGATCTGGATGCTGAATATAGACTCAATGAATTCTACGCAGTATTCTTTAGTTCTCTTGAGCCTGTAGAAAGGCGAGAGTAATACTCCCACCCAGTCATATTCAATCTTCCCCACGCTGTCCAATGCAATATCCATGTCAGGTACTAATCCTGTTGTCTGAATGATGACAGAAGCGTTTCTTAGACGTTCAGATGCTAGCATCATGATGCAACCCCGTGGCACACATTCAATAGTGAATAGTCGGTCACCTACCCAGATGAATACTCCCACATGAGAGATGTCTGAATCTGACACTAGATGTATAACCCTATCGTATAAGTTCTTTCCTGTCGTGTAGTAAAGGTCTCCTGTCTTGATAGAAAGCCTCACTGTGCTGTAGTCTTCCCAGTGTTCCATGCTATTGGCAGCTATCACAGATGTTTTCCTCTGCAGGATCTGCTGGCATGTCTGAAATGTCTTTCTGTGACAAGACTGGAGCAGTGACTGCTTCGTCTTCTATAGTCTCTCCTGCCATTTCCTGCAGCTGCTTAAGCCTCCCCTCCCTCTCCGCGTTCAGCTCTATGTCTGCCATCTGCGCCAGGTGGAGGTTCTTCTGAATCGTCGATATGTTTATCCTCGAATCCAGTATGGCGACGTACAGCTCGTCGTTGGAGATGTTCTGCAGGGTCCTGGTGAGGTCCATGAGCTTCTTCTGGTCGATGACTCCCGTCGAGACGCTCACGGCCTTCCCTTCCTCCATGTAAACGATGAGGGGAAGCTGCCACTGTCCCGATGGCGCATATCTCTGCGCGATGTCCTTCTCCGCATCCGCATCGACTTCATATACGGTTACTCCCGGCTTCTCGAACGATGCCATCGCGGGTAGCATCCTCTCGCAGTTCGGGCATCCCCTGAGCCTGTGAAAGAACACGAGCGAGTTTCCCGACTTGACCTCCCCGTCAAAAGCGTCTGCTGTCAGGTTCTTCATTATTGTATCGTTACGCTTCTTGTAATTGACGCGTCATAGGCTTCCATTATCCCCATGACAGTCGCAGTCCCCGCAAGCCCGTAATAGGACATGAGCGCCTGCTGCACCTTGATGCGGTCCTGGTCCCTCCTTTCCTCAAGGTACTGCGCTATCCCCTGGATGGGCGTCAGGCTCGTCTCGGGATACCAGCCGAAGGCCGGGGCCACCACCGCAAGCATCGCCTCGTACTCGGGGCTTACCGTCATCTCCATGCTGTCTGTTATCTTTGTCATTGTCTGTATTTTATCACAATTATTTCAAGGCCGTAATGTACCAGACGGACGAATAGTAGGTGACGCATACCGACTTGTTCGTGAAGTCATACGAGGACAGCGACGGGTTCGCCCGGTTGAGGTAGAGCGTCTGGCCCGAGCCCGGAAGCATCATGCAGGTTCCCGAGGCCCCCACGTCCATCAGCGGTATCTGGCGAAGGACCGGGTTCACGGGAAGCGTGATGTCCACTTCTGTAGTTCCAGCACATCCGGTTTCAGTGCCGCACCCTGTTGGGTCTGCGTTGAAGTTCGAACAAGATACTGTCCCCGTGCATGTTCCATAAAGACCAGAGCAGGTGTTCAGGTCATAAGTTCCCGTACAGGCTCCGTTATCATAAGTCCCCGAGCAGTCATGGAAGGGGGCACCCGTGCACGCTCCTGTTCCCGCATCGTAAGAGCATAATGCGTTAGCACCGAGACATGCTGTACCGTCCCCTCCGGCATCGGAATAAAGCGTGCAGTCGGTGTAGTTT